GCCCTCTGACGCAGGACAAGCGTGGTCTGCCGTTCGGTATGGAGATAAGCGACCGGGTGTCGAGTGCGCTGTCGCAGGCGTTTTTCCTGAACAAGCTCGAACTGCCGCCCAGCGAGAATGGGCAGATGACGGCGTTCGAGACCGCGCAGCGGGTCCAGGAGTACATCCGCAACGCGCTGCCGCTCTTCGAGCCGATGGAGATCGAGTACAACGGCAGCCTTTGCGAGAGCACGTTCGACATGCTGATGCGCGTCGGCGCGTTCGGCCCGATGGACGAGATCCCCGACTCCATTCGTGGCGCCGAGGTGCAGTTCAAGTTCGAGAGTCCACTGCATCGCGCGCTTGATCGCGAGAAGTCAGCGCGCTTCCAGGAGGGTCGTCAGTTGCTGCTCGAGGCGGCAGAGATCGATCCGCAGTCGATCGCAGTGGTCGACGTGCGCAAGGCCCTGCGCGACGCGCTCGAGGGTGTCGGCGTGCCGGCCAAGTGGATGCGCGACGAGGCCGTTGTCGAGGCGATGGCGATCGAGCAGGAGAAGATGCGGCAGGTCGCGCAGGCCGCGGCGCTCGCTGAACAGGGAGGTAAGGCCGCGACGGCGATGGGCCAAGGCAAGCAGGCGATCGCGCAGGCCGAGGCGATGCAGTGAAGCGGCAGGCAGGACTTCCGAAAGTAAGTCCGTGGTTGCCTGCGGATTGGGAAAAAGCAGACGCCGGCGCGCTGCAGGCCTTGGCGCGCGGCGACGCGATGCCGCACCAGCAGCAGTTGGTGCTGAAGTTTATTATCGAGACGGTGGCGGGAACCTACGACTTATCGTTTCGAAGCGGAAAGCCCGACGAGACGTCGTTTGCAGAAGGCAAACGATGGGTTGGACTCCAACTGGTCAAGTTGTTGAAGGTCAATCTTGGAGCCTTGAAAGATGACTGAGTTGCGCCACACTCGACTGCAAGAATTGCTGCAGTACTCGACCGATACGGGCCTCTTTCAGTGGAAAACGGATCGCCACACTGGTCGCGGGCGTGGACGAAAAATTGCGGCGGCGGGTGATCTTGCTGGAAGCAAGACTTGGAACGGGTATTGGTGCATTCGTCTAGACGGCCGTTGCTACATGGCACATCGGTTGGCTTGGTTCTATGTCAACGGAGAATGGCCGTCGACCTCTATCGATCATGTCGATATGGACCGAACCAACAACAGGCTTGTCAATCTTCGACTGGCATCAAACGGTGAAAATCTTCGCAATCGATCGCTGCAGCGTAACAATACCAGCGGTCACAAGGGCGTGACGTTCGATGTCGGACGTGGAAAGTGGCTTGCACAAATATCTATTGATCGCCGGCACATCCAACTTGGGCGATTCGATTCGATTGACGGTGCCGTTTGTGCATATCGAAGCGCAGCGGTTAAGTATCACGGCGAATTCGCCAGACTCTAAGGAGAACCTCCCCAATGACTGATCCCGTCACGCCTGCGGCCCCGGTCACCCCGGTCACCCCGTCGGCAGACCCGGCAATCGTTACTCCTCCGACCGGCGGCGAGCCCGCAGTCGTCGTCACTCCACCGGCTACTCCACCGGTCACTGGGACGGTTCTCGAGGTCAAGCCGCCCGAGGGTGGCGATCCGCTGGCGGAAGGATGGGGCGCCGACTGGCGGCAGAAGTACGCTGGGGACGACGAGAAGATGCTCAAGCGTCTTGAGCGCTACGCATCGCCCAAGGCCGCGATCGACGCGCTGGTCGAAGCGCAGAAGAAGATCTCGGCGGGCGAAGTGACGAAACCTCTGCCAAAGGATCCGACCCCAGAGCAGCTTGCTGAATTCCGCAAGGCGAGCGGCATTCCCGAGACCGCCGCGGGCTACTTCGAGAAGATGCCCGACGGCCTGGTCCTCGGCGAAGAGGATAAGGCGATCTTCGAGTCCTTTGCCGAGCGGATGCACGCGCAGAACGTGCCGCCCGCAGTCATGCACGATGTCGTGCGCTGGTACAACGACTTCGTCGACCAGCAGGCGACGACGATGGCTGAGACTGAAGCGACCACGCGCGCGGCGGCGGAAGACACCCTTCGTCAGGAATGGGGCGCGGACTACCGCGTCAACCTGAACATCGTCAACGCGCTGCTCAACTCGGCGCCAGAGGGCGTCAAGGAGTCTCTGTTCAGCGCTCGACTGCCGGACGGCAAGCCGCTCGGCAATGACGCGACGATACTGCGCTGGCTCGCGCAGACCGCGCGTGAACTGAATCCCGCTGCGACCCTGGTCCCCGGGACCAGTGGCTCGCCGATGGCGGGTGTCGAGCAGCGCATCAGTGAAATCGAAAAGGCGATGCGGACCAATCGCCGCGAGTATCTGCGCGACGACAAGATGCAGGCCGAGTATCGAAACTTGCTGTCCGCTCGCGAGAGACTCGCGAAGGCCAGCTAGTTCTGTTCCAGGTCGGACATCCCGCAAGGCCCCGACCGTTTGTTTTTCAAATTGCTGAGACGAAGCACCGCAGTGGTGAGACGAGGCCCGGCATCGCCGACAACCCTCGACTCTCTGGCGCGGACACCCTGAGTTGAAGCACCTACGCAACCACTGACTACATAGGTGCAAACATGGCTGACACAGCCTTTCAAACCCAATATCGACAGGAATTCATCGCCGGTTTCGAGCAGCGGCAGTCGCTGCTGCGTGACGTCGTCACGACCGAGGTGGAGATCAAGGGCAACACGGCGACGTTCCTCGTCGCGGATTCAGGGGCAGCGACGGCGGTGACCCGTGGCGTGAACGGGCTCATCCCGGCACGCGCGGACAACCTCACGCAGACCTCGGCGACGCTGGTCGAGTGGCACGATCTCGTGCGCAAGACCGGCTTCAACATCTTCGCGTCGCAGGGAAACCAGCGCGACATCATGCAGCAGACGACCATGTCGGTCGTCAACCGCAAGATGGACTCGGACATCATCACGGCACTCAACACCGGCACGGTCAATGCCGGCGCGTCGGCCGTGACGGCATCCGTGGGTCTGGTGCTGCGGGCCAAGACGATCCTCGGTAACAGCGGCGTGCCGTGGGACGGCAACGTCTACGGTGTCGTGACGCCTGCGTTCGAGGCGTACCTGATGCAGACCAAGGAGTTCAGCAACGCCGAGTACGTCAATCTCAAGCCGATTCCGGCGGCGGATCCGGCCTGGCGCGACTCGCCGAATGCCTTCCGCTGGTTCGGCGTGACGTGGCTCGTGCATCCGAATCTGCCCGGCAAGGGGACGAACGCTGAGAAGTGCTTCCTGTTCCACAAGTCGGCGGTCGGTCACGCGGTCAACTCGGGCGGACTCGAGTCTCCGGTGGGCTACGACGAGGAGCAGTCCTACTCGTGGGCTCGCTGCTCGATCTTCATGGGCTCGGCAGTGCTGCAGAACAGCGGCATCGTCGTGATGAACCATGACGGCTCGGCCCTGGTCGCCGGCTAACCTTCAACTCTGAGGTATCACAATGTCCTACTCTGCTTCCAATCCCCCGACCCTGATGGGCGCAGGCCCGTTGACGGGTGCTGGCAACTGGTGGTCCTACCGTTCGACGGACGCTGCAACGACCGTTGACGACACAGACTACTTCACCAACGGCTCGGCCCTCGGCATGAAGGTCGGCGACGTCGTCGTCGTTTGCGACACCGACACCAGCACGACGATGACGCTTCACCGCGTCACGGCCGTGACGGCGGGCGGTGCGGCGACCATCTCTGGCACGGGCCTGACGATCACCTGATCGAGCCTGGCCGCAATCGGGGAGGGCCTTTCGGGGCCCTCCCTTTTTTCACCACGAGGACTCCATGAAGCAACTGCCCATTCAAGCCCTGGCCTCGGCCGAGTTCGTTCGCCGCGAATGGCGCGCGACGGTCTCGCCGGACACCACCATCGAGGAGATGATCCACCCGGGATTCTGGGGTCACGTCGCGGCGCAGTTGCGCTCGGGCGACGAGATCACGGTGGTTGCCGAAGACAACTCGTTCTACTACAAGTTTTTCGTGCGCTTCGCGCGCCGGCTCGAAGCGGCAGTCTCGTTGCTGCAGCGCGTGGAACTCGAACCCGCGGCGGTCACCGACGAGATCACCGCGCAGTACGAGATCAAGTTCCGCGGGCAGCGTTCCAAGTGGACGATCCTGCGCGGCAAGGACGTGCTGCGCGACGGATTCGAGTCGGAAGGTCAGGCAAAGGCCTACCTCGACGATCACCTGAAGGCACTGGCAGCCTGACATGCCCTCTCAACTCTCGTTGTACAACGGGGCGCTCCTGATGCTGGGCGAGCGCAAGCTCGCCTCGCTCACGGAGAATCGCGAAGCGCGTCGGCTGCTCGACACCGTCTGGGAACGCGATGTCGTGCTCGAGTGTCTCGAGAGTGGTCTGTGGCGGTTCGCATTGCGCTCGGTCGAGATCGAGTACTCGCCCTCGATCGAGCCGTCGTTCTCGTTCCAGTATGCATTCGACCGGCCGAGTGATCTGGTCGGGACCGCGGCGTTGTGCAGCGATCCTTATTTCAGGGAACCGCTGCTCAACTACCAGGTCGAAGGCGCGCACTGGCTGGCGGACATCAATCCGATCTACGTGCGCTACGTTTCGGACGGAAACGAATTCGGCCGCGACTTCTCGTTGTGGCCGACCAAGTTCACGCGATTCGTCGAAGCGACGATGGCCGAAGCGATCGTCGAGCGCATCACCCAAGACAAAGAGCAGTGGAAGGTGATGCGTCAGAAGGTGAAGGACTACTCGCTCGAGGCGAAGGCGAGTGACGCGATGGAGGAGCCGACGCGGTTCCCGCCGCCCGGCAGTTGGGTGCGCTCGCGTTGGGGCCGACGCACGACGGATCGTGGCAATCGGCGCTCGCTGATCGGTTGATCTGATGGCGAAGATTCGTGGGAAGGTTGGCGAGCAGACAAGTGACTACGTCAAGCAACTCACCTATCGATTGAAGGAAGCGGGAGTGGGCGCGCCGGGCGCCGATGGCGCGACCGGCCCCACGGGTCCGACGGGTCCCACCGGACCTGCGGGCAGTTCAAGCCCGCCGGTATTCATGGAGCCCGAACCCGGCGAGGACGGCCTGCCGGGTCCTCCTGGCCCAGCGGGGGTTGGCACTCCGGGCGCCATTGGGGCCACGGGTCCGTCAGGCACGACGACCCTGAGCGGCGTCGGACCGCCGGACAATGGGGCCGGTAATTCCGGCGACTACTACATCGACACCTCGACCTACTACAGCTACGGACCCAAGTCCGGTGGGGTTTGGCCGGCGGGGGTCTCGCTGATCGGCCCGCGCGGGCCGGTCATGTTCCTCGAACCGGAACCCGGCGAGGACGGACTACCGGGTCGTCAGGGCGAGCGGGGAGCGGACGGCGCTGCGGGAACTCCGGGCAGCACGGGTCCGACGGGTCCCACAGGTCCGGCCGGCGGCGCGGGACTTGCCGTCTACATGGAAGCGGAAGCGGGCGCGGATGGGGATATCGGCCCTCCGGGTCAAGCGGGCGCGGCGGGTACTCCGGGCAATGCTGGCGCAACAGGCCCGACTGGGCCAACGGGACCTGCGGGTCCGGCCGTGTTCATGGAGGCCGAACCTGGCGCAGATGGCGACATGGGACCACCTGGCCGAATTGGCGTGGACGGTGCCGCTGGTGCCACTGGTGCCACTGGTCCAACGGGGCCGCAAGGATTGCCCGGCCCCGCGCTGTTTATTCTGGACGAGCCGGAATCGCCCGAGATCCCGATGGCACCGCCCGGTTCTCCGGGTGCGAACGGCATGGCGTACAAGCTCGTGGCGACCCTTGGCAGCGATGCGACGACAGGCGCGAACACGACGCCGATCACGCTCACCAACCTCGTGTGGACTTACGAGACGAACAGCGTCTACTTTTTTCGGTTCATAGGCGAGATCAACTCGGCTGCCGCAACGACGGGCTGCGGCTTTCAGTTGGACGTATCGAGTGCGATCACCGAAATCGCCATGAGTTTCTATCACCAACTGGCGAACACCGGCACGCTCTCGAGTGGCTCGTCCAACGCGGATGACGCATCGCTGGGTGTATCGTCCGGTGTCCCGACGCTTGCCACAAACGTACCTGTGATTGGGGACGGGATGTTGCGCACGGGCGCGAACACAGGCACTGCGCAATTGCGGTACAGATCCGAAACGACAGCGGCAACAACCTGTAAGGCCGGAATGACACTGGTAGTTGAAAAAGTAGCTTAGGAGTTTTAAATGGCACAGAACAAGATCTTCCGGCTGGGGCCGATCGCCCTGACCAACACGCTCACGACGAATATCCTCAATCCGCCGACCGCGACGGGCGGAACGAACGGTGGCTCGAGTGCGCAGTACATCATCCTCAAACACGTCCGCATTGTGAACAAGACCGCAGGCGCGGTGACTTGTTCGTTCTGGCTTGGCGCGACGGGCGGCAACGCGGCCGGCACTGAGGTGATTGCGCAAGCAACCTCGGTTGCGGCGAATTCCTACCTCGACTGGTACGGTCAGTTGCGACTCGACTCGGGTGACTTCCTGGTCGGCGGCGCGAGCGCGGCGACCAGCTTGTCGATTCAGGCCGAAGGGGAAATAGGGGTCGCTGGCTAGTGACCCGCGCGACGACCAATCTGCTGGCCCTGAACCGCGGCCTGATGTCGCGGCTGGGGCGTGCGCGTATCGATCTCAAGCGCACCGCGCTCGCCGCGCAGCAGATGACGAACTGGATCCCGAGGGTGCTCGGGCCGATGTCGTTGCGGCCGGGCTTCGAGTACATCGGCTCGTCGGCGAGTAATTCGAAGGCGAGGCTGCTGCCGTTCGTGTTCGCCTCGGACGACACCGCGCTGCTCGAGTTGACGGACGGGCTGCTGCGGGTCTGGGTGAACGATGCACTCGTCAGCCGAGCAACGGTTGCCACCGCAATCATCAACGGTGCCTTCGATACGGACCTGACCGGATGGACGGACAGCGATGAATCGGGCGCCGCGTCGACCTGGGCCTTCGGCGGATCGATGGCGCTGCTTGGCACCGGCACCAACGCAGCGATGCGGGACCAGGAGGTCACGGTCGCAGTCGGCGATCAGGGAGTCGCGCACGGGCTGCGCATCGTCGTCAATCGTGGGCCGGTAACCTTGCGGATCGGCTCGAGTTCGGGCGGCGAGCAGTACGTGTCGGCGCGGACCTTGCGCACCGGCACGCATTCGTTCTCGATCACGCCAACTGGTAATTTCTGGATTCGACTGTCGAACGACAAACTGCATACCAGTTACGTCGACTCGATTGCGATCGAGGGGGCGGGCGTGATGACGCTTGAAACCCCTTGGACAGAAAACGATCTGCCCGAGATCCGCTACTCGCAGTCGGCCGACGTCGTCTTTCTTGCGCATGGCAGCTACCAGCAGCGACGCATCGAGCGTTATGACGATGGCTCCTGGTCGATCGTGCTCTACGAGGCTGACGCGGGGCCGTTCCGGTTGATGAACACGACCGCGATCACGATCACGCCCTCGGCCCTGAGCGGGGACGTGACGCTCACGGCCTCGAAGCCTATCTTTTCAGTCGAGCATGTGGGCGCGCTGTTCCGGCTCTCGTCCACGGGTCAGACCGTGCAGAAGACGATCACCGGCGCCGCTCAATGGTCGGACCCGATCGCGGTCACCGGCATTGGCGGCGAACGGCGCATCTCGATCATCATCACCGGGACCTGGTCTGCGACGATCTCGCTGCAGTATTCAGTCGCGGCGCCGGGCGCGTGGGTCACGGCCGAATCGTGGACCTCGAACCAGAGTCGCACCTACAGTGACGATCTCGATGGCGAGATCATCTACTACCGGATTGGCTCGACGGCCTATGCGAGCGGCACGGCGAACGCGACCCTGAGCATCGCCTCTGGCAGCCTGACGGGCACGGCCCGAATCACCAACTACAGCAGTGCAACCTCCGTGACTGCGCGAGTGCTTGACTCGTTCGGCCAGACGACCGCGACGGCCGACTGGTGGGAAGGCGCGTGGTCCGACAAGCGAGGCTGGCCCTCGGCGGTTGGTATCTACGAGGGCCGGATGTGGTGGTTCGGCAAAGCGAACTGCTGGGCCTCGGTCTCGGATGCGTATGACGATTTCGACGACAACACCGAGGGCGACTCGGGTCCGATCTCGCGCTCGATCGGCGAGGGTCCGGTCGACAAGATCAACTGGACGCTGCCGATGCAGCGGTTGCTGATCGGGACCGACGGAGCGGAACTGTCGGTGCGCTCATCGAGCTTCGACGAGCCGATCACGCCGACCAATTTCTCGATCAAGTACACCTCGACGCAGGGCTCCTCCCGTGTCGCGGCGGCGCGCGTCGACTCGCTCGGCTTCTTTGTGCAGCGCAGCGGGCAGCGGGTCTACATGCTCGGCTACGAGCTCGCGCAGTCCGAATACGTGAACGAGGACGTGACCGCACTGGTGCCGGACCTGAACGAGGTCGGGATTACCTACCTGACCTGCCAACGGCAGCCGGACACGCGCATCCATGCGGTGCGGGCTGACGGCAAGGTCGCCATGATGGTCTTCGAGAAACTCGAGGACGTTCGCGCCTGGTGCCTGATCGAGACCGACGGCGAGATCGAGGACGCCTGCGTGCTGCCGGGCGCCGGCGAGGACGATGTCTATTACGTCGTCAAGCGCACCGTCAATGACGTCACCGTGCGCTACATCGAGAAGTGGGCGCAGGAATCGCAGTGCCGCGGCGGGTTGCTGAATTTGCAGGCCGACTCGTTCCTGATCTACGACGACGAGCCGACCTCGGCCTTCGGCGGTCTCGAGCACCTCGAGGGCAAGACCGTCTGCATCTGGGGCGATGGCAAGGACATGGGGACCGATGTCGTCACCGACGGATCGGTATCGATCGCCTCGGCGGTCGCCCAGGCCGTGATTGGACTCGTCTACGAGGGCCGGTTCCAGTCGATGAAGCAGGCCCTCGCCGAGTCCCTGATCCAGCCGCTCAACGAACGCGCTCGAATCAGCAACCTCGGACTCGTGCTCGCCGACACTCACTACCAAGGCCTCGAGTTCGGCCCCGACTTCGACACGATGGACGGGCTGCCGCTGGTCGAGAACGAGCAGGCCTCGGCGGCGGACACGGTCTGGGAGTCCTATGACGAGGACTTCGTCGAGTTCCCGGGCGAATGGACGACGGACGCACGGATATGCCTCAAAGCGACTGCGCCTCGGCCCTGCACGGTGCTGGCCGTCCAGGCGATCGTGGCCTCGAACGAACGGTGAGTGCGCGGCCGGCGGCGGCGAGTGATCTTGCGAAATTCTACAACTCACCGATGGCGCACACCGTGCAGGCAATGGTCGTCGAAGTGGGCGAGGAGATTCTCGCGGTGATCGGGCTGGTCAGGGCCCACGACCAGGTGACGCTGTTCTCGGACTACCGTCCCGAGTTCCGGCCGTTCATGCGGCGGATAGCGACGATGCGGGCACTGCGCACGGTGCGCGGCTGGATGGCGGCGCGCGGCGTGCCGGTGTTTGCGATCGCCGATCCCGGCGAACCCGAGTCCCCCTCGCTCCTCGAGCGGATGGGATTCGAGCACTTTGACTCAGGACCGACAGGGGAGATTTATCGATGGCTGGCTTGATGCAATCTCTGCTGCCGTGGCTGACATCGTCCGAGGGCCTGACCACTGCCGGCACTGTGCTCGGCACCGGCGGGCAGATCTACGCCGGTCTCGCCGGTCAGGATGCGAAGGCGAGCGAGGCCTCCCAGCTTCGCTACGCAGCGGGCGCCGCGCGGGCGTCCTCCCAGCGCGCCGCGGCCGAAGAGCGCCGCCAAGCACGTCTGGTGCAGTCCCGGGGCCTTGCCGTGGCAGCCGCTTCGGGCGGCGGCGCCTCCGACCCGACGGTCGTGAACACGCTGGCGGACGTCGCCGCGGAGGGCGAGTACCGGGCCCTGACGGCCCTCTATGAGGGCAGCGAGAAGTCGATCGGCCTGCGCAAGGCCGCGAAGAACGCCTCGGCCGAGGGCAGCAACCTGGCCCTCGCTGGGTTCATGGGCGGCGCCTCGTCGCTGCTCGCCGGCGCGGCCGATGGCGGTTGGTTCGAGAAGTACGGGCCGAAGAGGTCCAAGCAACTCGACCCGCGCGACAGTTACCAGCAGGAGTCCTGACCGTGCCGCGCATCCCCGACGCAACCGCCCTCGGCGCCCGCCCGATCCCGCAATCGCAGCGGCAGATCTCGGTCGACGAGTCGGCGATGGTGCTCGGCCGGGCGGCTCAGGAGTCGGGGCAGCAGTTGCTGCGCGCGGGCCTGGTCATGGGCGAGCGCGAGGACCGGTTCACCTACGCGACCGCCAAGTCGGCACTGCTGCAGGCCGACGTCGAGGCCCGCCGCGAGCTCGAGAACGACCCCGACTACGCGACCTACGACAAGCGCTACCGGGAGCGGATGGCGAAAGCGCGCGAACAGGCGACCGGGATGGTCCGCAGCCCGCGCGATCGGGCGCTGTTCGAGCAGGACATCAACCTCGATATCGAGCGCGGCTCGATCGATGTGCAAAGAATCGCAAGGGGCAAGGAGGTCGACGTCGGCCGCGGTACGCTCAACGGCGTGCTGGAGACCAATCGCGCGGCTGCCCTGAACGCTTCCGACGAGGGCACCCGCTCGGCCCTGATCCGCGCCACCCAAGACTCGATCGCCGGCGCCCGCGCGAAAGGCTACCTGAACGAGCAGGAAGCGGTTGGGCTGCAGCAGAAGTGGACCGCCGAGTACGGCAAGGGGTTCGTCTCGATGCAGTCCCCGGAGGAGCAGGTGAGGCTGCTGTCGAAGCCCAAGGGCACGGTCGCCGACTTCATCGATCCGGCCGATCGGGCCGTGATGCTCGAACGTGCAAAAAAGGACATCGAGCAGGAGCAGCGCGCCGCGGCGCAGGAGCAGCGCTCGCGGATCCAGCAGGCCCGCTCGGATGCCGAGTGGAACCAGCGACAGCAGGCCGACGCGGCGTGGAAGCATGTCGCTGCCGGCGGCAGCGTCGCGAGCATCCCGCGCGGCGTCTGGAACAGCATGGACGGCCGCGATCAGATGTCGCTGCTCAATGACGAGAAGAACCGGATGGACGGCGGGCAGACCGCGACCAACTGGGAGTTCTATTACAAGATGGTCGACATCGCGCGCAAGAATCCCGAGGGGTTCCGCGAAGTCTACCTGCCGAAGTACTTCGACAAACTGGCGCCGGCGCAGCGCAATGACCTCATGGCGAGACAGGAACTCAAGCCTGGCAGCGCCGATGATCTCGATGCCCTGACACTGTCGAAGCAGATCGAGATCGCTACCCCTAAGTGGAAACCCGAAAAGCGCGGACCGTTCGAGGCTGCAGTCGGTAATGCGATCAACGCCCGCCAGCGCGAGACTGGCCGCAAGCTGAACCAGACCGAGCGGCAGCAGGTCATCGACGACATGATGATCGAAGGTGATGTCCCGCGATCCGGCTGGTTCGACAAGTCTGGGAAATATTACGAGTTCGTCGGCTCGCCAGATCAGTCCAAGTTTGTGCCGGATGACTACGCCACCATTCCTGAGGAAGATCGCAAGTTGATCACCGAGGCTCTCACCTCCAAGAATCGACCGACGACACCGGCGGCGATCTATGCCGTCTGGAAGGCGAGCCAGCGCTGATGGCAACCAATCCGTACCTGGCAGTCGTCGACGGCATCCCGGCCGAGCGCGACAACAAGTACCTCGACGTGCTCGATCGCGCCGATTCGCAGGGCGATGCATTGCTGCGCGCCAGCGTCTCGAGCGCGCTGCGCAGCAACCCGGACCAGTATGCGAAGGCGCGCTCGCTGAGTGCCGAGACCGGACTGCCGGCGCCGGTGATCGAGCGCAACTTTGACACGGTCGATCGTAACGCGCGCGTCAATCGCTACGAGACCCTGCTGCAGTCGAGCCCGGTGCTGGCGCAGCAGATGCGCGACCCCGAGTTCGCGAAGATCGCGCACGATGATGTCGAGAACCTCGCCCAGGTCGAGCATGTTCTGAGGCCGGCCGGCCGGCTGCAGGAGCGCGTGCTCAAGTCGATGGTCGGCGCGCAGTACGTCGCCTCGGGCGGCACCGCGGCGAACATCGAGATGCTCTCGCGCGGATTCGACAACTATATCGCGCCATTCCTGCAGGCGTCCTACGCGCTCGCCGCGCGGTACGGAATGGCGCCCGACAAGGTCCCGGCCTACGTGCCGATCGGCACCACGACGCGCCTGCTCGAGAACACCTTCCGCAAGCCTGCGCTCGCGACCGGCAATCGAATGTTCGCCGAAGCAACCGCCGGCGCGGGCTTCGTCGAGAAGTCGGTCTACTCGGGCCTGCAGTCGCTGTCGCAGAATCTGCCGAACCTGGCGATGAGCGTCCTCACCAAGGACCCGTGGCCGGCGCTCGCGTTGATGGGATTCGAGACCGGCGGCATGTCGAGCGCGCAGTCGCTCGATGCCGGGCAGACGTATGAGCAGGCCCTCTCGTTCGGCGCCGGGCAAGGCATGATCGAGGTCCTGACCGAGTTCACGCCGACTGGTCGGCTGCTCAAGGACCTCGGCGCCAACACGGGGTTCCTCAAAACCCTCGGCGCAAACATCCTCTCCGAGAATTTCGGCGAGCAGTTGGCGACGCTGTTCCAAGACTGGAACGAGTGGGTCACGCTGAACCCGGAGAAGTCGGCCGAGGACTTCATCAAGGAACGCCCGGCTGCGGCACTGCAGACCCTGATCGCGACGACGATCGCGTCGGGCGGTCAGGTCGGCGGCACCTACGCGGTCGACAAGACCCTGAACCACTTCGCGCAGAAGTCCTACCAGGCCGCACTCGCCGACCGCACCAAGGTGATCACCGACAACCTGGTGCGAATCGCCACCGAATCGAAACTGCGCGAGCGTGATCCGACAGCGTTTGCCTCGGCGGTCGAAGCTGCGGCCAAGGACGGCGAGGTCACCGATGTCTACATCGAAGCGGCGAAGCTCGAGGAGTTGTACCAGGATCAGGTGCCCGAACTGCTGAAAGACCTGCCCGAGGCGCGGGCGCAGTACGCTGAAGCGCTCGCCACGGGCGGCGACATTCGGATCCCGATCGGCGAGTTCGCCGCGCGTCTTGCAGCCAAGCCCGAGACCAAGGCGATGCTCGATCACATCCGCTTCGACCCGGAGGGGATGTCGGTCGCCGAGAGCCAGCAGTTCCAGAAGCAGGCCGAGGAGCAGATGGCGCAGGCGGCGACCACGATCCTCACCGAGCGGGCTGCGGACAGCGAGTTTCAGGCCTCGGCCGAGCGCGTCAAACAGGGCGTGCTCGAGCAGTTGCAGACCGCGAGCCGATTCACCCCCGAGGTGAACGCCACCTACGCCACCCTCGCGCAGCAGTTCTACGTGGTGCAGGCAAACCGGCTCGGCGTGAGTCCCGAGGAACTGCAGCAGAAGTTCCCGCTACGCATTCGCGCCGAAAGCCTCGTACCGGAACTCTCACTCGAGCAACGCGGCTACGAGCCGACCTACGTCGTCGGCGAGCAGGGCCAGCAGGCGACGATCAAGCAGGTCGACATCGGCAATGGCTACCAGGGCTTCGAAGTGACGATGCCCGACGGCACCTCACTCGGCACCTTCGACGACATCCCGACCGCCGCCCGCGCCGCGCAGCGCGAGATCGGCGGGACGGGGGCGGTGTTCAATCAGGGGCCGCGCAATCTCGGCACGCACGTCATGGGCGTCACTCGCGGCGAGCGTTCGACGAACAAGACGGCGCGCCTGAGTGACGAAGAGATCGCGGCGGTTACGCAAGCTGCGCAACTGATGGGATCGACGCCGGCTGCCGTGCGGGCAATGGTCGAAGAGACCAAACGACTCCATCCGCTACGCGGCGGCTGGGCCCCGTTGACATTCCTCGGCGCGCAGGTCAACTCCTCGACCGGTAAGCCCGAGTACAAGTGGCAAGCGCTACCGTATCGATTCAGTACGGACGCCGATGGCAAACAACTCAAAGTCGGTTCGGCCGAGTACCTCGCGCGCGTCAACGCCTTGTCGCGCAGCATGGTCAATGAAGTGCTGTCGATCTACGCTCGCGCGCAGGCTGGCGACAAGACCGCGAAGAAGATCATCGAGCAGGCAGGCTGGTACCGCGAAATGCGCGCGGCGCTGCGCCATCAGTTTGGCGGTCTGGGTGACCTGTTTGCCGACCTGCTCGGAGCCACCTCGCCGAACACTCCGGTGCGGGACAACTGGGCCTCGACAGTCGACATTCTGCGTCGCGCCACGGCAGGCGAGTTCGACGACCTGATCCCGAAGTGGATCGACTGGCAGCAGAATCTCGAGCGCGAAGAGACCGCGTTCCGCGCATGGTTCGATGCTCGGATGGCTGAGGGACTCACGAAGAAGGCAATCAAGGCACTACCGGAATACAAGCAATTCCGCGATCAAACGAGTGCTGCACGCTTACTACCAGACGCGATCAATCCCCGCAAGGCCAGCGGCGCCAAGTACGGATTCAACGGCCGCAATGTCGTGCGGGCGATGCTCGATCTGTGGCGCGTCGTGCGCGAAGCGGACCCCGACATCGCACGCAGCGCCCAGGCACCGAAGGCGCTCAACTTCTCCGGCAACCTGATCGGGTTCCGCGACCGTGCGACGATCGATGTGTGGGCCGCACGCATGTTGCAGCGGCTGGCCGGATTGAAGCGCATTCCGTCGATGGCGGAAACCGGTGTGTCCGGCGACATGCTGCCCGACGGACGGACGACGCTGCAGTTCGGTTTCGGTCAGGACGTTTTCGCCAAGGCCGCGGCAGAGATTCGGCTCGATCCGATGATGTCGCAGGATGGCAACCTCGCTCGCCTGAACGATGACGACCTTCAGGCATTGGTGTGGTTCGTCGAGAAAGAGATCTGGTCGAAGCACAACTGGACGAGCGCGGCTGGTGAGGGCGGATCGTTCGAGTTTGAAGCGAGCCTGACGGGCTCGGCGGCGCAGGATCGAATTCGCACATTGCGGCAAACGGTCGATTCAAGTCTGACGAGTCCCGATCAAAAGCACGCCGCGCTCGTCGAACTGACGGGCCTGCAGCGCGCCGTCGACCGATATCAGGCGGGTGTGTCGATTCAGCAGTCGGCCGAGACCCAGGGCGTGGACTACGTGCCGAGCGACGCCGACATGGCGCAACTCGCCAACCAGCTTCGGCTCGCGATCCACGAGGCGGATCCCGACAACCGGGTCGTCGCGTCGAAAGCACTGTCGACGCAAGGTCGCTACGGTGGCGTCGAGCGGTCGCTGGACCTCGAGCTCGTCACGCGTGAGGGGTACGACCCGCGCTGGATGTGGCGCAAGATCCTCGAGGCGGCACGGGACGCACGGCAGGATTCCACGTTCATGTCGCGCGTGCTGCGCGCAGAGGAGAATCCAGACCCGAGCCGGCACCGACCGGGCATGGAGATCTACTTCAAGTCGGCGCGCTCGGGCGCGGAACTCGAGAAGATCCTGGCGGACCTCGCCACCAACGGCGTCGAGTTCTACACGATCTCGGTCGACGGTCGGGTCCTGCCGGCGGCAATGGCGGGCGAAATGCCGCCGGCCGTCGGTGTTCGGTTCCAGTACATCCCTGAGTTCGACGTTCGCTACGGCGGCATGGGCGAATGGGCGAACCGCACGGCGGCGCAAACTGCCAACCTAATGGGTGAAAAAGCCAAGGAAATGATCGACTTGGGCCGCAAGCTGGTCGAGTCGATTCCTGACGTGACGTATGCCGGTCAGCTTTGGTACGATACCGAGGTCCGTTTTGCCCATGAATACCAATCCACAATCGATGCTCTCCCAAGCCGACCTGCTGCAGCAGCAGATCGACCGCTTGGAGAAGGCGCATGGGCCGCAAGACCGCTTCGTGAATCTCTTGAAAGCGCAGCGCGACAGTCTGAAGTCGCAGCAGAAAGAGCCGCGGCCGAATCCCGTGACGCTGCACGTCGGGACCAGGAACTAAACCAGTCCGCCTTTCACGGCAGCCCCTACGACTTCGATCGCTTCGACCTGTCTAAGGTCGGCACCGGTGAGGGTGCTCAAATGTACGGCTGGGGTATCTACTTCGCCGAAGAGCGGGGAGTTGCGGGCAACTACTTCTACACGCTGGCCGATCGACCAGAGATGCTGTCGATGCGGGTCGGCACGAAGTACGTCACACCGCAGAACGGCTTCGACTATTCGCCGCGCAATAACACTATCCGCGAGAATATCCTCTCTAGTTTCACCGAGCGGTTGCTCGTCGACGAAGCGGCACTCTTCGGTGCCGGACCAAAGGGGTTCCGCGACTATGCGCTGAGTGAGTTCGATGATTTGACGTCGAACTATGCGAACGAGTGGCCGGAAGCGGTTGCTGAAGCGAAGAAACTCCGAACCCAACTTGAGAAGCCGGGGCAACTGGATATCAAATTCGACCGCCAGCGCGGCTCGGTCTACGAAGTTGACGTTCCAGATGACGCGATTGCCAAGATGCTTGATTGGGACAAGCCTCTCGGTGAGCAATCAGAACACGTTAAGACCGCACTTCAGTCAGCAGGAATCGTCGACGCTGAAGGAGAGTTGACGTTTGATTACCCGCGTAATCGTTCTGACGATGGGGAGGTAGCTCGGCTGCTCGGCGCGATCGGCGGGCAGTGGTCCGGCGATCGATTCCCTGAGTTGGCGAAGGTCTCGGCTGCAGGACCTGACGAGGCAGCGTCGCGTTTCCTAGCTAAGATCGGTATCCCTGGCATCAAGTATTTCGATAGTGCGTCACGAGATGCTAAAGACGGAACTCGCAACTTCGTCATCTTCGACCAGCAATTGCTGGATAAAATCAGCGCTGATCTGAAGAAACTTTTTCAGAAGTCAAAAGATGCTGCGGTCCCTCGGGATCCCCTTACGGGTGAACGGCTCGACGAGCCCGTTGTCCTTCAATCGTTTGTAGACCGTACTGCTGGGAACGCCAAGGATCTCACCGATATCCTTGAACGTGAACCCTTTGCCTCTCAAGGCTACGGCGCGCTGGATAGACCAACGCGACTCACCGTGCTCGCGCATGTGCGTAGCGCTATCTTGAATGACCCGCAGGTTCTCAATGCGGTTGTCGAGAGTATCCCCGTTGATGTGGTGAACAACCTCTTCGGATCGCAAGCTGCGGCCGAGGTGGCGTTCCATGACGAGGCGATGCTCAAGGACCGACTTGCAGTCGATACTGAATTGTCGGTAGCCGGTACTGGAAATCGTGCCGACGCGATTAGCCTTCTTGTACGAGAGATAGCACGGGTGGCTGCAGAACGTGCGGCTGGCCCTCTTCGCGCGGGAGTGGAAGCGGAGATAGATCGCGCCGCAGTGAGTGCAAGTCAGGGGGATCGTTTTCAAGGCGGGGGTCCTCAAGGGAGACCGAGAGCGTCGTTTAGTCCCAGCACAAGGACGATCACATTACTGGCCGATTCGGATCTTACCTCTTTTTTACATGAGTTGGGGCATTGGCAACTCGAGACGATGGTGGACCTCGCGACCCAGCCCGATGCGCCGGCCGAGATCGTCGAGGACGTGCAG